CTTTACGAGCTATCTAGCGGCGTCTATGTCTATGCCGGTAGAAGTTTTACTGATGAAGTTTAACCAGAATTACAGCGCTAGCAGGGCGGCTCTAATTCTATTTTGGAGAGTGGCACAAATCTGGCGCGCCGAATTGGCGGCGGATTTTCTCAATCCTGTTTATGAAATGTGGTTATCCGGGGAAATAGCGGCGGGTCGGATTAGCGCGCCCGGTTGGCAAGATCCTAGAATGCGCGCCGCTTGGTTGTGTAATAATTGGGTTGGTGCGCCTATGCCCAATATTGATCCGTTACGGACGGCAGAAGCGGATCGGACTTACGCCGAACTAGGGGCGCAAACCCTCGATAGAATCGCGCGCAACCATAACGGATCAAGCGGACCGGCTAACCGGCGTAAACTTACTCGGGAATACACCGAATTGCCGATCCCACCGTGGCAAACGAAAAAGGCCGGGGGCGGCGCAACGGATACGGATAATAGCTAATGATTGATATGATCGGAAAAGGCATTATACCCGGGATAGTGGATCCCGATACCGGCGCCGCCGTTGCGATTGAATACGGGCACTCTAGAATTCACGCCGGGTTTTCATTTCATTCTTTCGCGAATGATTTAGATCTAGATACGGATGAAACGTTAACACTAGCGTTTAAGACTCCTAGCGGGTCGCCTTGCGCGCATGTAGTACCATTGGTAAGCGCCTCTACTGGTATTCGGTTAGAGGTATTAGAGGCGCCCACAATAACGGTTGATACCGGATCCCAAATAGACGCCGTTAACCGTAATCGTAATAGCTCTAATTTGTCTACTGTAGAGACAATAGAGACGGTACCCCAGGCCGGAAAAGTTACATTGAATCCCACGATAACGGCGGACGGGTTAGCTATTCAAAATCTTATTTCCGGCGGGGTAGGCGCCGGACCGATTAAGGGATCCGAAGGGTCTTCTAGGGATTTAGGCGAATTGGAATTAAAGCTAGATACGGTCTACGCTTTTCGTGTAACGTCTCTAGATGACAATAACCAAGTAAATTTAGACTTGGTTTGGTATGAATTGGAACATTAAAGGAGCGTAGCAAATGGCGGATCCCTTAATCGTGAATTGTCCGGCGGATACTTGGACTAAGGTAGCTACCGGGGTAAAGACGGGGCAGATCCATAAATTCAAGCCGATCGATGCTTACATTGTGCGGACCTATCGCGACACTGGAAACCCGGCGCCCACGGATCTAAGTGATGCGATCGATTTTGATTGTAAGTCCTTGCCCATTTCGTCTAGCGCGGCTATCGACGTTTACTTGTACCCCAAAAACGCGGCGGCGGACGTAAGGGTAGATCTGTAATGTGTTGTAAGGATTTCATAGGGGATTTAGTACCGGGCGGCGCCGGGGGTGGATCCGCCGGGGCGAAAACCGTTTATTTTGAGACGGATTGGAACGCTAATTATAGTAACCTACGTATTAGGTCTATAGCCGGTACGGGTGGCCATAGGTTCCCGTTTAGTATACCCCCCGATTTTTCTAATTTGGTAGAGGCTTATATAGAGTCACTACCCGCTAATACGTTTACCGATCAAGACATAGATCTAGCATCCGAATATGCGGGGCAGGGGGAAAACTACCAAACCCACGCCGAAACCGATACGGCTAGCGTATATTCTGGGGTTGGCAATCAATGGGGAAAGCTCGATCTATCTAGCGTCTTGTCTGCATTATCCCCGGGCGATATAGGCGGCGTATTTGTAGACCATAACGGAATCGGTACTACTGTTTACTATGGCCGATTAGTGATAAGGTATACTTGATATGATTCCTTACGAATATACCCGCGATTGGTTGGAAGCGAAAAATCATTATGATATTGGGTACAATAATCCGGACGCCGATCCGCCATTAATAGAACCGTCTCTAAATGACGAAATCTTTACGGCGATCGGTAAAAAATCGATCGTTAGGTGTAGTGGTACCGATTGCACTATTCTTTTTCAAGTCGAATTGACGCCAGAAGAGAAAACGAGTCTAGACACGGTAGTAGCAGATCACAAGGCGGCGGCGTAAAGGGGTTTGTTATGAATCTTTGGGCATGTGAAGAAAACTTTTTACGTTCCTATTTAGAGCGGGTCTATAACACTACCGCCGACCAAGAAAAAATCGAAGCGTTTTTTCTATTGACCGAAGATGAAAAAGAAGACGATCCGATCTATTCCATAGACGGCGACAAGGCTACAATTAATATCCGGGGCGTTTTGACTCAGCACGGATTACCGCCTATTGCTAAGTTTTTCGGTTTCGTCGGAACGTCATATATTGAAATATTGGAAGCGATCGAAGCGGTAAATGTAGACGGCGTTAAATCAATCGATCTGATTATGGATACTCCCGGCGGGGAAGTGGCCGGGGTAGACGAAACGGCGCAAGCCGTAAAGGCACTTGCGGCGGCTAAAGACGTTACCGCGATTAACGAGAGTATGATCGCGAGTGCTGGTTATTGGATTGCTTCACAAGCTAGCCGGATTGAAGCGGCGGCGCCTACAGTCGAAACCGGATCGATCGGCGTGGTAATCGCTGGCGTGGATACTACCGAAGCGGAAAAGGCGCGCGGCGTAAAGCGTGTTACTATCGTTTCGAAAAATGCGCCTAACAAACGGGCGGACGTTACGGATAAGAAAGGGATCGCGGAATTGCAACGGCGGATTGATGCTATCGAGCGGGTCTTTATTTCGCGGGTAGCGGCGGGGCGTGGCGTTTCCGAAGATACAGTAAGAAAGACTTTCGGGCGCGGCGGCGTCTTGATTGCATACGATCCGGATGATACGGCGCCGTCCGCTTTATCCGTTGGTATGATTGATAGTGTAGAAAACGCCGTGTTTACCGGCGCCGGTTCTATTCAAGGCGTTAGGGAAATCGAGGCTAGCGAAATTGATCCGGTAGCAGGTGCTACGCCGTTTAAGGATTTGCCGGTAGTGGATCGTCCCTGGGATTCTACCGCCGCCGATAAACGGTTACGGGATTTCACGAATTCAAAAGAAAAGCCTAGCAGACGCTATAAAGAGGGTTTCTTTTGGTATGATTCGGCTAACTCGGAAAATTTCGGGGCGTATAAATTGCCATTTGCGGACGTTGTAGACGGTAAACTGGTAGCGATTCGGCGCGGCGTAATGGCCGCAAATGGCGCTATGAGTGGCGCCCGGGGCGGCGTGGATATTCCAGAAAAGGACCGATCGGCGGTCCAGAAACATATTGATCGCTATCGTGATAAGATAGCAAAAGAAGACGAGCAAAGAGAAAAGGAGTCTAACGCTATGTCCATTGAAAAACTGATTAATGACAATCCGGATTTAGCCGCGCATATTGACGCGGAAAAATCCGCCGCTTTCGATAGTGGTAAGAATAGCACTATCAAGCGGATCGAAACGGCGGCGCCCATTTTGGAAAGTAACGCCTACCCCGATTCTATCCGCGCTATTGCTTGCCAGGTTTTGAAAGGCGAGCAAGATCCCGCCGCTCTTACCGGCGCGGTTGCCGCCTATGATGCGATTAAAGAAGAGGGCAAGAATAAAGAGGCAATCGAGGAACAGGCCCCCGATACCCCGGCGCAAGTAGAGGCGGCGCCATCCAATGACGGGGTAATCAGGTCTAAAGAAGATTACGACAACTCGATCAAGCGGATTCGCGCGGCGCGCGGATTGGACTAATAAGGAGTCTAGAAAATGAGCGTCCAGGTATCATTAAATATTGCGACCTACAAGTTAATCAAAGACGGGATCGCCTATGCGAAGACTAATGAGACGTTAGCGCAAGACGCGGGGCGCGCTACTGATTTACTTGTTAATACTCTCATGGCCTACAATCCCACAACTAAGAAGTGGGAACCGTTTACAGACGAAACCGCTACGGACGGTACCGGCTACCCGCGCGGTATTATCTTAGAGACGGTAGCCGCCGCCGATATTGTGGCGGGGGACGTTGCCGATTTGCCGATCTTAGTGGGCGGCGGGTGTCGAGTAGACGAGAGTATGATTGTTATCGAGAATAGCAAGACTCTCGAAACAGTGATCAACGTTCCGGCGGGTGTTAACGTTTCGGTAGAGGATTACTTACGCGCGTTAGGGATCTTCACTATTCCTACCGTTGATATTGACGAATACGAAAACGCCTAAGAATCAACGGCGATAAAGAAAGGATAATAGAAAATGACTACTCAAAACGCGGTTGATAGCTACACCCGCACAATGGTTGATGCTTTCGACGAAAAAGACGTTGTAGGGGTTTCGTTTGGTATGGCGGCGTGGTTTGGTCGTGTCGAGTCCGGATCCCGTACCGTCTTTAGTCCCGATTCGGGGACCGTCGATATTGATATTATTCGCGCTAACGAGCGGACGGCGGCCTTAGTGCCCCGGGGTATCAATGCTACGCTGTTAGGCGACGACAAGAAAAACACTCGTACACAACAGTTTACCAATTTTAGCCGGGTTTTCCCGCTTGCCGAAGAAGAGGGAAATATTGAGGCTACCAAGCTAACCGATCGGCGTGCCGGTGAAGCGCCCTATCAGGGTACTTTGACTCGCGAAGATAGGTTGAAGTTAGACGCAATGGAGCAGCATGCCGAACATATTAGGCGTATGGCGCGGCTTTTCGAGCGGCTTGCTACTAGTTCAATTATGACTGGCACCATGCCAGCCATTTTGGGCGCGACGGATCCCGATCTGATTTACGATTTTAAGCGGCTTGCTACTCATAACGAGACTTTAGGCACTACTTGGACCGGCGCCGCCGATATTATGCAGGATATTGACGACGGTTGCCGCCTTATCCGGATTGATTCCAAGTTACGGGCAGACTTTATGTTACTCGGTTCAAAGGCTATGAAAGCATTTTTGGCCGATTCCGATGTAAAGGAAAAGGCCGATAACCGGCGTTTCGAGCTTATCCGGGTAAGTGACTCCAACCCGGTTCCCGATCGCTATATGCGCTTTGTGGACGCCGGA